ACCTTTTTTACTACCTCTAGTTTTTTTAGCTACTGTAGCTTTTCTTTCTGCTTTTGTTAAGGATTGAGCTTTTTTACGAGGTAAACAACGTGTAGTTGCCTTACCTTTTTTCATAGTACCACAAGGACCAGCAATATTACCAGCCGTATCAATTCTAACCCAATCCTCTTTTTTAAACCAATCGCGAAGAGATTCTGAAATTATTTCTTGTAGTCTTTTGTTAGTCATTATTTTTCTAATTCTGGATGGAATTTAATGTATACTTCATTAGCATCATCTTTTATAGAAACACCATCAACTTCTACTTCAGCAGGATAAATTCTAACATCATCACCATACCAGTAGTTAATTTTATACCCACCTTCATTTGTTAATTCTACAATCAATCCTCTTTGATAATCTTGTTCTTCAGCTTGTAAAACAACTTTTTTACCTCTAGGTAATATTAATGCTGCTTCAGCTACTCTATTACTATCCTCTTCTTCTTCGGCTTCGTTTAGTGGTTCTTTATTTTCAATTAATAATTCACCTAAAACTTCAATCTTACCCATAACTTCTTGAAATGCTATTGGGTTAATATCCATACCGTCTTTAGTAGATTCATATAGTTCTTCTAAAAATCCTTTATACTCTTCAGTGAATTTATCTTTATCAAAATCACCATCTGATGCTTCTTTATAGTAAGGTGCTTTAACTTTAAAATGGTGGTATGTTAACATAGAATTACCACCTTTTTCTTTAGCATTATCTGCTATTTTTTCAGCACCTTCACCTCTACCTTCAGCAAAGTCTTCCATTTCTTCTACTGGAAGGTTTTCTGTTAATTTGTTTTCAGCTAAGTATTTTTTTAAATCAAAATTACTCATTACTTTTTTTTCTTTTTACCACTCATTTGACCTTTACATACTTTAACAGCACGACCAGATAAATAAGCAGAAGATTTTTCACCTGCAGCTATTCTACGTTTACGATATGCTTTACCTTTAGCGCAAAGTTCTTCTTCAATCATACCTTCTCCTAACTGCTTTAACTCGTCTAAATCACCAATTACTTTCATTAAGATTTTATTCATGGTATCTGTAGTTAAACCATCAGTTTCACCTCTTGGGTTTTCAGGAGAAACAAGTTGTGGAGAAAATCCTCTTTGATTAGAATATCCTTTTCTATATTTGCTTGTTCCTTCAGTTTTAGCTGCTGCTTTTCCTTGATCAGCAGGAGTACCACCACCAGCAGCTGCTATGCCATCGTCAGCGGGTGTTCCTTCACCTAACATATTTGGGTTCATGTTTACGAAATCATCTGATACTGCAAATATACTTACTATTCCGTTTTCTCGATCCGTTATTTCAATGTCTTCTATATTATATTCTGCTTCCAAATCTCTAGCTACGTCATTAGCTAATTTCATGGCTTCAGCAGCATTATTTCTCCTGTCTTGACCTGATCCAGTTTCTTTACCTAGTGCCATTGTTGCACCTGCACCTGTATCATATTTAATGTATACGTTTAAGAAATTTGGGTTGTTTTTATCTTTAACAAATTTGGGCATAGATATTCTTATAGATGAGTTTTCATCTAAACCTATTTTTTTAACATCACTTTCGTGATATGATTTTCCGTTTACTATAACAAAAGAACCTACTTTATCTTCTATTTTACCTCTACCACCACCATATTCTTTATTGATTTTGACTTTGTCTCCAACTTCAACTTCATTAATTGGCTTAGAAAAGAATTCTTGTATTTTTTTTAAGTCTTTCATTATTTGCTAAATTTAATACGAGGATAAAAAGATCTTTCACCTGGATCTTCATCATAAAATCTATCTGATTGTTTACTGTCTACTGTGTAACCTTTATCTTCAATAAATCTAATCATTTCTTCAAATGTATCTTCATCAATGTCATCTCGTTTAAGAACTTCTATTTTATCTGAACTAAGAGAAGCACGAACATCAAATTTTGAGTTAAATTCATCATTAAAATCACCTTTTTCTTCATTTAATGATTCTTCCATACCTAACTCATCCTTAAGGGTTTCCATAAAAGAAACAAAATTATGAGAGCCATATTCATCTTTAAGAATTTGGGCTACAGCAGAAGCAAGTACTTTATATGATAGGCTATCATCAATAGATGAAATAGCACCATCAATAGCTTTAGCTACTTGACTTACTTGATTTTCGTTTAACAAACCTGCTTCCTTTAGAAGTTGGTTGTTTTTCCACTTGTGGACGTTGAATTGGTTCATCTTTTTGAATTTTTACTTCGGATTGTATTTTTTCTGGTTTAGGAACGTGTATTATATTTTGGTCTGTAATATACTTCATGGTGATAAATATTATAACTTAGGGTTAATCTTCATTTTATCTAAGGCTTCGAATGCTTCGTCCATCGATTTTTGAGCTAATTTTTTATTTACCCCACCTTTCCAATTCTCTACATCACCTGCTTCTGTTACAAATGATGTATTGTTTGTATTAAGCATTTCTTCTACCCAATCTTTATAATCTTGTTTGGTTTTATCAATAGCCTCATTATTAACTGCAATTTCATATTGAGTATAAGCATTTTTAGAAATATCTTGACTTTGGCCATTTATTTTAAGATCAGTCTCAAACTCAATTTGACAGCTACGACAATATCTTTTAGTAGCCCAAAATAATTTATCATGAGCGTGATTCATTACTTTACTACATGATGGACAAAACATAGGCATAGCTAATGATTTTGCTTTATCAAGTTTAGTAAGATTTTGTTTTAAACCATCTTTAATAGTCCATTCACGACCCATTTCAGTCCAAACATCACCTTCTTTATAAAATTCTTTTGCTTTAGTATACCCAACACCTTCAGTAGTACGTTCTCCAGCTTTACCTGTTAATACGTTACGTAAACGTTGAACATCATGTTTTTTAAATTCTTTTTTTAAAACATTATCTTGACTCATAAACCTAGTTTTTTTAATTTTGCAATTGTCGAAGCAGCACTAGTATGTAAAATACCAATACCACCAGCATCTTCCCACTGATTGATATTACTTGCTCTATCATCAATTAATATATGATTGGGAGCTGCATAATTTTTTTTATTAGCTGAATAAGCTAAAGTTAATTTTGTATTTGGGGTTTTATCACGTCTCCATAGACGTTTGCCTATTTTAGATGATTCACCTCTTGAAGGTGATGATAATAACTCATGATCAAATTGAGATACTTTATTATAGAGTTCTTGACCATCAGGCATCCATTTCATACCACGCCAAAAACCTACACCAGCTTTATCAATAGCTTCCCAGAAATCTTTTATTCCATATTTTAATTCAAATTCATTAGGCATCATACCTGTTAATTCTTTGAATTGTTTATCAAAATCAGTAATAACCCCATCCATATCAAGATGTATTTTATAATCCATAACCTCTTTTTTATTTTCGAATACAGGTAAAGATAATGATTTTCTTCGGCTTCTCCAAAGATTTATTATCATTTCTCTATCTTTTTTATCTTCAAGACCAGGTGCAACATCTAAATAATTATTAACTACATCTGCAAATGGTTTTTTGGTTTTTTTAGCTTTTAAATATAAACCTTGAAGCATGGCATCTACTTCTTTATCTAATAAATAGTAATTTTTATAAGGCAATATCTTTAATTTATTAATCATATCTCTAATTTGGATATCATCATCTTTATATTTACCTGATCTTACATTATCACCAGCTTGGGTTAGATGTTCTATTTCATGTCTAATAACATCTGAAACGTCAGCTGAAATTTTAGACCATGCATTAGGTAATACCTCTGGGTTTACTTTAAATAAAGTAGCAATAAAAGCATATTTATCATCTTCTTCACCACTATTTGAAGTCCCATCTACTTCATATCCACCAATTTTTTTATCAAATTTAAGTTGACCAACATAATTAAATTCAATTTCTCTACCCTTACTATCTTCTTCATCAATGTCTATATCAACAAAAGATTGTTTAATTTTGGGATTTGACTTAAAATCGGATACCCATTTTTTAATAGTAATATTAGTAAGTCTAGTTACTAATGAGTCATAAATGCCTTCATTTAGTTGAGGTGTATTATCATGTCCACATTCATGGCAAATATATAAATCATCTCCACCATCTTTTATATCCCAACTCCAATCGCAATTATCGCATTCAATTTTGTCTCCTACAATTGCTTCTTCTAAACCTAAAGCTAATTCATAAGCATAAGCATTTAAACCAAATGGATCTTTTACTTTACCACTTGGATTATTTTGCTTTTTATAATCATCCATATTTGCATCGGATGTTTCTTGACCATCTTCATTTAATTTTTTGCCTATTTCATAAGGTATACCTTTTTCTTTTAAAGCATCTTCCCAGTCTTTATCAGGATAAGGTAATACTACTTTAATTGTATATCTAGCTAAATTTGTAATATCCTTTTTAATTACTTCTTCCATTTCATCATATTGACTTATATCCTCATATTCTTCATTATCTGAGGTGTCTTTGAATGGGGTAATTTTATATTTAGTAAGTAATTTATCTTTATCAAAAATAAAATAAGGTTGATCTCCTAACCATTGTGTAACATATGAATCTAAACTACGAGTTAAACTTATAGGAGCCCTTAATCTATCATCACTTAAAACTGTTTCTAATTCTTGTGTAAAATGATATAAAACACCAAATTGTGAGCCTTCATTTAAATTTTCCCCTAAACTATCAGTCCAATTTCTAAATGTCATTGTACCTTTTAAATTAGCTTCAGCTTCAATATCATTTAAATAATCATCTTCCTGAGTATTTGTAGTAGTAATATGGCTTAATCTACCTTCTAAATTTTGAATGTGATGAATCATTTCATGCGCATAACTACGCGCTATATCCTTGGGATGACGCCCGTAAGTATATAGGACAATGGTTTGTGTGTTTGGATTATAGTACGCCGTTTTTCCGAGGAAATCCTCAGCATTTGATTGATCATCCTCTATAAACTCTAATGAGGGAAGGGGTTCAATATTATAACCTTTATCAATCATATGTTGAGTTAATCGATTTATCTGAGTTTCTAAATCAATTAAACTACCCATTGAATGTTCATTTAACTTTTTATATCCTGAACCAAAAGGGGCTGCTTTACCATCATCTGGGTTAGATGTTTCTTTGACTGCTGGTCTTAAAATATTAAATATTTCTTCTTTTTCATCTACTATAGTAGGTATAAATTTAAAAAATGCTAATTTATCTCCTGATAGTAATATCTTACGAGCATTAGTACCGCTCATATTTTTATTAGAAGTTGTAATTACTTTAACTTCAACATTATTGTATTTATCTTCTGTTTTATCAATAGCAGCTGTACGTGATGCTATATCAGATAAATCTTCATCATTACCATCTCTAGCACCTAAAATCCAATATATAGTATCTTCAGGATTATTTTTAGCATAACTATAAACTGCTCCAATTGGAGGTTTTGTTGTTGCCTGTATTTCTACCTTCATAGGTAGATAATTTTGATAAATTTCCCATACTAAAATAGATTCAGCTTGTTCAATACCATCTCTAATACCACTACCTACTAATACTATTAGTTTATCTATTTCTGGATATTGGTTTAATGCTTCTTCTACAACTGAAAAATGACCTGCAGTAGGTGGTTTAAAGCCCCCAGCATAAATGCCTATTATTTCTTGTTTATCCTCATTAAGGATACCATCTACTAAATGTTTTGTTAGTTGATTCATGAACGTAAAAATTGAGCAACTCGCATTTGAGCCTCTTCTTTAGACATTGTGTATTCAATTACATCATATATAAAATCATCGCTCAACATAGCTTGAATTTCTTCTCTGTCTTGAGCCTTTTTTTCATCTGATTTCTTTTGTTGAGCTGGTGTTTTTGGAAGGGTTCCTTGTGGAATAAAAGGTTTTAGATATTTATCTATAATCTTATCTATATCTTCTATTTTTTGACCTTCTAATGTATTAGCAACTGCAATAAAGTTATCACCAAATAAATCAGCATATTTAGGTAGGTTTTGTGTTACACTTTTCCAAGTACCCATTACAATAGCAGGTGCTAAGCTTCTATCTTCACCTCCTGTTTTTTCGAATCTATCTTGGTTTTGACTTAATGAACGTTCTAAATCAGTGTAAACATAAAGCATCATTACACTGTACCCTACTTCTTCTAGTTGATCTTTTAATCTAACTGTATTATTGTATGAGGCCGAAGTACCATCAAGTATGAAGGATTGTTTGCCATCTATTACACTTTGTAATTCACCCTTGAATTCCTTATTAGCTGCAGCCATTGATTTAGCTTGTATGCTTCTTTCTTCAGGGGTAGCATTCTTTAAATCTAAAGATACGTTAGCTTGTTTAAGTTTATCAACAAACGTGTTATCGATATTCATTACTTTTAAACCACCTAAATCTAAACCTTTTAAGATATACCCTTTACCAGCACCAGGAGCACCTGCTAATATAATAGCTTTGGGGTTACCTTGTGCTTCCTTTAATAGATTTATTAATGATATCATAAACGCGCATTTATAATAAATATTATAAGTTTCTTTTAGCTGATGTTTTAAATTCTGTAAATGCTGGTGAATGTTTTGGGTTTTCCAAATCAAATAATTTTTTAACAGTCATGAAAATATCAATATTTTCTTCCTGTGTACGTTTAGATTCATACATTTCCCAATTTTTACCTTGAATTTTGCCTTCTGCCGCTTTACGTTTGCTAGATTTTAACCAAAGAACACCATAACGATCTGGGGTTTTACCATAACATTCTTCATAACATTTACCATAAACAGCTGTTTGTAGATCATAAGTTGTTTGAAGATGGTTAGAGGTTTTGAAATCAATAATCCATAATTCTGTTTTACCATTAATTTCAATTTCACATACCATATCACAAGTACCTGCTACTTTAATTTCATCTGAAAATAAATGTACTTCAGTTTCAATTAATTTTGGATTATATTCTTCCCAAAAATCAACAAAACGTAAGAACATCTGCCATACTAAAGGATCATATTTAGGGTAACCACTTGGTAATAAAAAGTTTAATTCTTTACCATTTAAATAATCTTCAATCATTTCGTGGGTTTGTGTGCCTTGTTCTCCTGCTCTACGTACAATATGTTCAGATGAATAACCTACTTTTTTAAGCCAATCTTCAAAGAATTTACCTTTTGGATAATATCCTAGAACATAAGTAATAGAGGGATAATAATCCCCATTACGTCTGTAGTAACGGGAATCAGGCATTGTGATTTGTTGAGCGTCTTCAGAGACTTCAAGAATTCTATTGTAAGAATGTTTAATGTTTTTCTTACTCATACGAATTGGAGTTTTTTGGCCATTAAGTCAAAATCGGTTAATGGGGTCGTGGTTTGAATGAGATTAGTAACTGATTGGAAACCCATTTCAGATGGGTCTTTTTCTTCCAAATCAACCAGGTAAACTTCTTTACCTTCATTCATTAGATGTTCGCAAAATCCAACAGATTCTTTTAATGCGTCCTTATCTAAAGCTATGTATATTTTCTTTACCTGTGAGGTAACAATTTTTTTCATTAATTCCCTCTGGATGTGTTTTCCTAAGAGTGGTATAGCGTTTCGTTTAATTGCTAAAGCATCAAACATTCCTTCACATAAAACAAGTGGGGATGACCAATTGATAAATAATTCAAATGGTACAATATCCTTACTCATTGGTGGGTTTTTATACTTAACGGGGCTGTGCTCATTGAAGTTACGAGCCACAAAATAATTTAGCGTTCCTTCGTGGGAATACGACGGTATAATGATCATCTTATCATAGACACCACCCTCGCAATAACCAATATTGTAACGCAGTATATCCGCTTTACTTACGTTACGACGTTTTAGATAAGCTACTGCTTGCCTGCCAGTCATATCACCTTTAGATATATCTACAAAAGGTTTAAATTCTTTAGGTAATTTAACTGCCTCAACTGGTTTAGTATTATCTCGATAATCTTTATAAGAGACATGTTTTTTAATTTCAGCAATTTTATCTTCTGGGGCTTTAGCTTGTTTAAGTAAGGTAACTAGGTTAGTACCTTTTTTATTACATACCCAACAATGCCATGGATTTTTTTGACCATCAGTAAAGTTAACCTCTAGTTTTGGTTTAGAATGATGGCAAAACGGACAGTGGTAGGCTTGATTGCCTCTAGCTGTAGCTTTACCTGCTCCTAAAACAGAATTTACAATATTAACTAATAAATGGTTTACCATATATGTGAATATACGGAAGTAATTTTAGATAGCCTAATTACTATAATTTATACCCTAAGGTTATTGCCCATGTTGGTAGTGTTATGTAAGTACCATCTGCACCTTGATACCCAAGACCAACTTCACCTGATAATGTAATACCCTCCCAATTAGCTTTATAACCACCCATTATAGACAGATTACCACCATAGTAAGAACTTTGCTCATAGCTTCTTAATCTTGCCCTTATACTCGCATACCTACCAACCATACCTGTTTTAGAATAAAGTCTAAAACCAATCATACCTGATGTTGCTTGTAAATCAAATAAAGTACTTGTACCAGAGTTAAAATCAAGTAACATTGAGGATTTACATCCTGTTGATAATTCAAATCCTGCACCATAGTACCCATAAAGTAATGTAAATGGTCTTATGTTTAGTTCAAACTCAGTAAAGCATTTTTGTCCTTGTCTGTGACGCATCTCATTACGAGTTGGGGGTTCGTATGTACCTTGATACACATCATTACGAGTATTATATGAATTTCTTCTATAATCATAATCGTAACGTTTTTCCTCGAATCCTCTATCGTTGCTACTTGGACTTACTATTACTGGAGTTGGATTATTTACAACTGGAGTGTTAGTAGAACTCTTACTCGATTGTGGTACTACTACTTGTGTGTTGTTTTGATCACCAATAATTTTATTATTAGTTGGTTTACTCATTTGTGATTGAGCATTTACACTTAAACTAAGCCCAAGTATTAAGGCTATCATTACATTTTTCATATTATGTGTTTAATAAAAATCTTTTCTAAAAAATTTACCAAGAATATTATCATTAAAATATTCATCTGGTTTGATTAGTACTTCATAAAGAAACAATGCTTTTGTTTCCTCGTAAGTTAATAATTTTTTTGTAGTAACACAAGTTAGAATTTCACGTTTAAAGTCATCTTCTTTACCATCTTTAATTAATGCTAAAATTTCTTTATGGGAACCATAATAAGTTTTCCAATCAGATTCTTTAATTATTCTTTTATAAGATGGTTTGCGTCCAGATTGTCCTTCATATAATGCTAAATCTCTTTTTGTTAATTTAGCTTTACGATTAAATTGAAGAACTTTTTTTCCAATATATATTTTACCTGTTGGTTCATGTATAACTCTATATACAAAACCGAAAGTTGAAGGAGGGAAATCCTCTACTGAGGTCATTGCCTCGCCTTTATAATACCAATTCATAATTTTATTCTATTGTATATGCTGGAACGTAATAAGTAGTAGCACCTACAGTAACTGCTATAAATCCTGCTGCTGTGTATACTGTACCACCATTTTGTGTATCAGGGAAATTTGTTGCTGGGGAATCTTGTGGTTCAGAAGTAAAACCACCAACTCCAGCACCTGAAGTACCTGATGAACCTGAAGAACCACTTACACCTGAAACACCTGATGAACCTGAGCTACCGGCACCAATAGAACCTTGAGCACCTTGAGCACCTGCACCACCTGACGAACCTGAAGAACCACTTACACCTGAAACACCTGATGAACCTGAGCTGCCACCATTACCTTGAGCACCTTGAGCACCTTGGGCACCTGTAGAACCAGATGAACCTGAGGAACCACTTACACCTGAAACTCCTGAAGAACCTGATGAGCCTGATGAGCCTGATGAACCAGCTGCACCTTGAGCACCTTGAGCACCTTGAGCACCTTGAGCACCTTGGGCACCTGTAGAACCAGATGAACCTGATGAACCACTAACTCCTGAAACTCCTGACGAGCCTGAGCTACCACCATTACCTTGAGCGCCTTGAGCACCTTGGGCACCTGTAGAACCAGATGAACCTGAGGAACCACTTACACCTGAAACTCCTGATGAGCCTGATGAACCAGCTGCACCTTGAGCTCCTTGAGCGCCTTGAGCACCTTGGGCACCTGTAGAACCGGATGAACCTGAAGATCCGCTTACACCTGAAACTCCTGACGAGCCTGAGCTACCACCAGCACCTTGAGCACCTGCAGCACCTTGAGCGCCTTGGGCACCTGAAACACCTGATGAACCTGATGAACCACTAACTCCTGAAACTCCTGATGAGCCGGATGAACCAGCTGCACCTTGGGCTCCTTGAGCACCTTGAGCACCTTGAGCACCTTGTGCACCTGAATTACCTGATGAACCTGATGAACCACTAACTCCTGAAACACCTGATGAGCCTGATGAGCCTGCATCTCCTTGGGCACCTGCAGCACCTTGAGCGCCTTGGGCACCTGAAACACCTGATGAACCTGATGAACCACTAACTCCTGAAACTCCTGATGAACCTGATGAGCCTGCATCTCCTTGAGCACCTGCAGCACCTTGAGCACCTTGAGCGCCTTGAGCACCTGCAGCACCTGAGGATCCTGAAGATCCACTTACACCTGAAACTCCTGATGAGCCTGATGAACCAGCTGCACCTTGGGCTCCTTGAGCACCTTGAGCACCTTGAGCACCTTGTGGCCCTTGAGCACCTTGAGCACCAGAAATACCTGAGGAACCTGATGAACCTGATGAACCTGATGAACCTGCAGCACCTTGAGCACCTTGAGCGCCTTGAGCACCTACAGCACCTTGAGCACCTTGTGGTCCTTGAGCACCTTGAGCACCTTGTGGGGATGCTCCAGCATATGAACCGGTAATAAAATATTCTCCTGTAGCTGGATTTCTTACTACTACATTAGTATTTGAAACTCCAACAGCATCTGCCATCCCAAGATGGAAAAAAGAACCACTAAGGGTTGAGCTACCAGAAACATTAATATCATAATCATCTTGACCTGTAAAAGCATCAACGGATTGGGAAACATGCCAAGACTCAATAGTAAAATTTTGTACTATTTCATCTGACCCGGTAATAAATATTTTTCTAAGTTGTTTGGCCATATTAATAAATATATTATCTGTCTATATTGATATAAAAAGTAGTATCAGTTGTTCTAGATAAAGGATAAGGTTGTGCTAATTTACCTACAGCTAAAAGTTCTTGATTATCATCATATAAACCTACAGTTGTAACATAAGGTTGAAAAGAACTTGCGGTAGCAAATCCGTATAATTCTCCTCCATTTGAAGCTGAGATTAAAACACTCATTGTATTTTCTGTCCCATAATCTAAATTACCATAACTTCCAAGTCCATATCCAGTTTTTATTGATACTGATGGTCCTTTGATAATACTAGGATTTTGTGAAAAATTTAATTCACTTTCTTCAATAGTAGCTTTCCATTGAGTTTCATATAAATTATATGATGAGGAAAATGAAACTGTTACTTCATTAGTATCTACTAAACCTTTAAGTGCTAAATTTGGATTTGTAAAAATAGCCATTCCATGAGGATATATGATATCTCCTACCCTTTCGTTTGTTTCTATACTACCAGAAGCTGCTAAACTAAATAAACTACCATTCCCATCATCATATGCTGTAAAAGTAGTACCAACTGTTGCTTCATATTTAAAACTTGTAGGTAATATATAATCACCATATAAACGAGATGGGATTGAAATAACAGAAGCAGTAGTTATTGATGAAGTAAAATTTCTAGATTGTGTTAATGTTGTTTGGAGGTAATTTTCATATCTACCTGTTGAAGTAGAAGGACCAAAAAATCTATCTCCTGCAGCATCTTCTCCTGGAAGGAGGGATTGAGTAGCTAAAGAATCACCTCTACTAGATGATAAAAAATTAGAGTAATATAATTGTTTTATTGAATTATATACTAAAACTTCATATTCAGTACCAGAACCACCTCCAGCTTCACCTGTAGTATTTTGGTTTGTAGTCCACGAACCACTAACTGCTAATAATCTATTAATTTGGACATTAGCATTAGTAAATTCAGCGTATGAAAACGAAAAACCTTTGTTTACCTCAAATGGGGTAACAATTACGTCCTCCGTTAATAGTTGTTTCCAAGCTCCCATTCATTTTAGAAATCAAGTTTTACCCTTACTAAAGCTTCTTTAGTAAAGTCTTTCGGTAGAGGTTTTGATAATTTAGCTACCGCTAATAATTCGTTAGTATCATTATATAAACCTACAGTCGTCATAAATGTTGTTGGGTTATTTATAAATGAATTAAAAAGCACTTCACCAGTTGAACCTGATATAAATGATGGATTGGATGAATAATTATATTCTGAGCTCCTAGGTCTTACAAAGATAAAATCTGAAGTAATATTTTCTTGAGAATTTAATGTAAACGGTAAATTTCCAGTACCATTAGCAGCTGTTATCGCTGATGAAGAAATTGCTTTAATTAATCTTCCTGGGTTATTACCATCAGCATTTGTTGTAGTTACAGGTTTTAATCCTGCAAATGAAGCTGAAATACCTGTTACACCAGATGTAAGTGCTCGTGGGTTTAATAAAATTGTAGCAATATCTGGTAAGAAAAAACCATATGAACCTGAGGCTAATGAATATCCATTATTATTAACTCCTGTAAATACTGTACCTGCTGAACCAGAAACTATTTGAAATACTCTACCTGCATCATTAAATTGAGTAGTTGTTACAATTTGACTATTATCAGTTAAAGTTAAAGCACTTCCTCTTGATTGAGATATTGATCCAGAAAGTCGAAGAGTTAAAGAACCTGGGAATAAGGATTCTTTATATCGATTTCTATCTATTGAAATAGCATAAAAATCTGATGAAGTAACTCCACCAAAAGAAAATGCTGCGGTTTCATCACCTAATACTAATGTACGATATGAACCATAAATTGTAGATGAAGGTGATTTTCCTGGTACTGCGGGATCATATAATAATGAACCCCCACCAACACTGTTACCATAAGTAACTGCAAATTCTAATTCTGTAGGTGCTGTTGGGGTACCTGCTGAAAATACATTTAAGTAGAAATTACCTGATGATCCTGCTGCTTGAGCGGATGATGTAACGAAAGTACTTAAGTTTGGAGTACTACTGTCTCCCCATAAACCAGCTGTAATGCTGTCTGTGGATACTACAAAATCGTCTGCTACTAATCTATTGAATGACATATTTTAATTTTTATGAGGTGCTTGATACTCTAGTTACTGTAATAGGAACCTGAATACGAGCTCCTGAGTCTCTACCTACTATTGTTAATGTAGCAAATACAGATGTATTACTTCCAAACAACGTATTTACTGTAGTTGCTCTTAAGTTTATTGTTGTTCCTACTACTGTTTTAGATACGTCTGTACCCAAAGTAGATGTGGAATTTAATGCTTGAGCATCTGGGGTATTAATACCTACTCCTTCAAATGTACTCATTGTTCTAACATCTGAAATGGTTGCAGTATAACCTGCTGATTCAAATGTATCACCACCTGCATAATTTAATGTCTGTGGAGTTATTGCTAATGAAGCACCCTGTTTAATTACAATTGCAGTAAGACCTATATCTAAGATAGGCATTCTAGCTGTACCACGTGGTAATGTAGTAAGTAGATACTTCATAATTTGGGTTTGTTGAGGAAAGGCTTCTAGTAAGGGTTGATTCTCAATTGCTTGACCATAAAATGCTGAACCTGAGGGGTGAGTAGGATTATACAATGTATAATCAATTTCATCATCAGCTAAAGCGAATTGTGTGATTCTAAATGAACCATCATTTTGGGCAAGTAATTGGCGACCTTTGTCTGTAAGGATGGCATCAACTGTTACTACCGAGTTATTTAAATATCCCATTTTTTAATACGTATTTTATTATAAATATATAATCTTGTTAATTTTTTATGATGGTTTTGGATTAGATCCAAAATTTGTTGTTATACTGTCAAAGTTGTTAACTATGGTAGGTGATGGATTGGAAGGTAATAAAGCTCCTGCGCCAACGCCACTTAAAGTTGCATTAGATACAAGTAAAAATCCTTCTGTTTGTGCCTGCCATACAATCATACCATAATTTGGAGCTCCACCTGTACCTCCAAAATTAGTTCCAGTTGTAAAAGTCGTTGGATCTAGGTTGCCTAAAACTAAATGACTAGGAGGTCCTACACCTATTTTAGTTGATGTAATTTCAGCTACTCCTTTTGCTATTAAATTATTTGCAAGTTGATTGAGTCCTTTTCCTTCATTTTCAGTCCATGGAGATAATGGACCTTCTATAGGATTAGGCATTCCTACATACCCAGTCATAAACCATCTATTTCCTTGATTTAAACTTTCTTGAATTTTATTTATTAATTGGGTTGAGGTTTCAGAAACAGATGATGTTGTATAATATCCCGTAGTAGTAGTTGTTACAGTATTAATAACACCTAGAGTGAAATTTAATATAGATTTTGCTGCTGTACCACTCCCAGAGGTTGATGTTACTAAGTTTGCAGTAGATGAGGTTCTAGGAACCATGTAATTAGCAAGTGTAGGGGGAGCAATATTAGTTAATACCCTAGCACCTATAGTTGTATTAGCACTTGTTGTATATTGTCTTATTGTAGGAGTAGAACCTGAAGGGAATAGGGTAAATAAAGAACCTGAAAATCCTGGTTCTGAGGCTCCTAATGTACCAACTGCTTCTCTATTATCACCTACTAATAACATTTGATTTAGTGAAAAAGCACCATACCCATCTATTTCAGGATAAGTACCACCACCAAAATTAAAATCAATAAGTGCTGCATCATATTTATCTGTTGGAGCAAAATTACCTGGAGCATTGTAGGTAAGAGCTGAGTTTTTGGATCCACTATATCTTGGTAAAGTACTTCTACGAGCATTCCAGTTAAAATCTTGCACATTAGCAAATGTTGCAGATCCTGATTGTTGAGATGCTGTCATTACACTTTGATAGTTTGTTGGAAAAACACCAATAGTAGATTCAGTTACTGAAGATTGTAATTGTAAATTAGTTCTTTGGTAAGTAGTATCGTATTCTAAATCATAAAATACTGTGCTATCTCTTTCTATTACTGCATTATTAATGAGAGGGTTACAATCACTTTGTGCATAAGTTTGTGAAATAAAAGGATCGAGTGTAACTGAAGATGATGGGAAATTTCCAGAATTTACAGTAGGACTTTTAGTTGTAACAAATATAGGAAATGAAGTAATATTATTACCAGTTCCTGTTACCCCATCTTGAAAAATTTCAAAATATGTACCTGAAGTTTGTGATACTGTAAGTATATAATAAGCTGATTGTTCTTGGATTGAATCAACTCTTAATTCTAAACCATTACCTCCTAATTTATTTAAACCTCTAAATTGATTTCCTAAAGATGTATTACTTTTTCCTACTGCTTCTACATCATATGTAGGAATAGATAAAGTACTTACAGCAGGAATTTGATTTGTTAAATCCAAACCATTTAAAGATGTTTTTGATATTATAACATTTTTTGGTCTATATGTAAATATTTGTCTATTTTTATAAGCAGTACTACCTTGAAGTTGTGTATTTGTTATATCACATTCCCAC